CATCAAATCCTTTTAGATTTGCGCCACTAGACATCACGACCACCTCCGATAATAACTATCAAAAAATCCCGATTGTCAAAATCAGGACGGACATCAATGACCTGCCATTTCTTGCCAACTAGACGGATATCCCCGACTTCGACAAAATGCCGACTTTCAGGCTGATAATCTGTCAGAGGATCACGAATTTTCAAAGTCATCTTAGCTTTCATTGCTTTCCCAGTCGCAATCTCAATATCTTTGAAGCTAGGGGAGTAAACTTGCCCCATCGTAGAAAAAGCCTTCTTGTAACTCACATCACGGCCATCAACCCCCTCCTTGACTTTAGAAGTATAGAAAGTCAAGGGGGTCCTCAGGTCTCCATTTTGCGACTCAGGCTTTTTGTAGCGATAGTTAGGACGATTAGTCTGATAGGACATCAGACATTGTTACTTCTGGTTGTTTTTCTGACCATTCAACAAAGCCAGGCAGCGCTTTATTGATTTCGTCAAAACGTTCCTTAGTTTCTTCGAATGTATCGCCCTCTTTGCGGACCATTCCAGCTTTCAAGTCATAAAATTCTTTTAAAACCTTAATCATGTTTTTCCTCCGATTTATAGTTTTCTAGAGACAACGCCATTAAATCACCTTGAAAGTTTTGATAGAAAAACTCTACCTGGTCATTATAGACGTATCGTGAACGTTCTAAAATAAGCTCTCTCACTCGTGGATCGCTAGTGTTCTTACTACCGACTAAACTGTGAATCGCTAACTCAGAACTTTCCAACATACGGGAGAGGTTATCATCCTCTCCACTATGAAAAATTCTCATCCGCTCCTTAAATGCTTTAAGGAGTGGGTGAAATTCTTTTGTCTCCTCCATAGGGCAACACCTTAGTCCTTACCAAGTTTTAGGGTCCAAACCGCAGCGGTTTTTTCATCATGTGGTTTCCCATATGCAAATTGTTTGCCAGTATAAAGATTGAGATCGTCAAAAGCAAGAGTTTGGTCAAAAGTATCAAATTCAATTCCACCACCAATAACTGCATCGTAACGGCCTTTCACAAAAGTAGTGATTTTACCTGCTTCTTGAGCAATTGATGGAATTACAATTGGATTGAATGGAAGATTTGTTACAAATACACCAAGTCCATTCAGAGTGGTGAATTGAGTTGTAAAGTCAAGTTCATCGCTCGTATTTACAACGATAACCATGTTTCCACGAGTTACTACAGGTTTCCCATTTGCTTTAGTGGAATGATATTTGTAAATTTCTTTGAATTCATTGATCGTGATGTTAGCTTTTTCTTCAGTCGTCTTTCCTTTTGCTCCAAGAGTTACATCGCCAGATGATGTCTTAGCATTGTATGTTGTTTTCCCTGCCGCAACCGTTCCTGTCAAAGTACGGGACAAACCGATTGGTTTTTCATCTCCATCCCCATTCAAAAAGGCTGCTTCAAGAGCAACAGCGAAAGCTTCTGTAAGCTGAGCAGATACGAAAGAATGAAGCCAACCAGGTCCGAACTTTTCTGTGTCTTTTGGAAGGACAACAAAGGCAGTCAATTTGTTCTGAATAGCTTCTTCTTCACCGAATCCAGCAGTCAATTGACCCTTGATTTCATCGTTGATTTTCCCCCAAACTGCTACACCTGTTGTAGTAGAACTAAGGAACTTCAAACGAGGGCCACCGTTACGGAGTCCAATATGTTCAAGCAATGGATGTTCTTGTACCATATCTTCAAAGATGCGATCAACTGTTTCTTGCGGGAAGAACTTTTCAATTTTTCCTGGAGCTTTTTTGTCCAAATTGTTGAAAAATTCACGTTCACGAAGAGATAGTTTTTCATCAAATGGACTTACTGCAACAAGGCCATCTACTTCCTCACGAGCTGATTTCTTTGCTTCGTCCAGAATGGCGTTAAGCATCTTCTCATAAAGTTCTCCTTGCTTTTCAGCAGGTTCATTGTTTGTAACAGCATCCAGAAAGTTCTGACGAGCTGTTTTGAATTCATCTGATAATTTCATCATGTTTAAATTTTCCTTTCTTAAAATGCAAAACGACCGAAACCACTAGGCTCAGCCGCTTTCTTATTTTCGGTTTTCACTTTTTCTGCCTCATGCTCTGCCAGTTTTTGAGCCACTAGCTCAGCAATCTTGTCTACATCAGGAGTCATAGTAGCCTGCATCCGCTCGATAAAGTCTTGTGGGATCATTGGCGTTTCACTCGCTACTAAGAGTGGCGCAACCTCTTGCGCAAACATCACCTTATCCGCAAAACCATTCTCAACAGCTGCTTCCGCGTCAAACCAAGTAGTCTGATTCATCAGTTCCAACAAGTCAGGCAAAGCTTTTCCTGTCTTGTGGACATAAGCACTCGCAATAGACTTGTTAAACCCTTTTAGCACAGTTGCCTCATGCTCCAGAGCGTTATGATCTCCATAAACGCCAGAGGATACATTATGAATCATAATTTGAGCAGTTGGGCTGATTTCAACAGAATCACCGGCCATAGCAATGACACTAGCAGCGCTTGCTGCAATACCTACTATTTTGACAGTTACTCGACCAGAGTAAGCTCGCAAAGCTGTGTAGATTTCGCTACCAGCGTAGACATCTCCACCACCAGAGTTAATATGAATTTCTACATCTTCTCCAGTTTCCGGTAATACAATGTCTTTTGGTGCAGTAGCTTCCCTCTCAAATAACTCGTAGATCCACTTGCTGTTATTTGAGATAATTGTTCCTTTAATTGGAATTACCTTCATCTTCTTTTTTACCTCCTTTCTCTATTTCCTTACCAATCTGATAATTTTTAGTCATGACTGGTTTGTCACCCCAAGGAACCGCCTCTAGTCCTAGCTCCGCTCGGACTTCATTGATTAGCATTGCTCCAGAGGAAATTAACTTATCAATGTTTTCAGCCAAAGCAAACTTATCCCTCTGACCTTCCCCGATAATGACAAAGAAACGTTCCCCAGCATAAGCATCAGGACCAACCATGGCATGATTTAACCCGTCAGATACCTTCTTCACTAGAGATTTATAGCAGTAACTAGTAAACATTTTCTGACTGTTTTCTAGATTAGCCATATCCCCGTGCATCAATGCAGTTGGAATACCCAATATATCAGCAACCTCATCATCAAATTGCCTTCGAAGTTTTTTCAACTCATCAACGGACAGATTTGCAGTTCCGACTGTATTGGTCAATTCGTTATAATCAAAACCATTCTGAGCTGGAACAATGGCTACAGTCTTTGTAGTAAAAGACTTGAAAAGACCGTCAGCATATTCTTTCATCTGCTTAAATCTTTCTTCGTTAAAGGTACCGTTTGTCTTAGTGTTAAGAATGCCCCGAATCTGATTATTACGACCCAAGGCCTCGACCAAGCGACTATGTAGCTTTTCATAGTCTGCAAATAAGTCGCTCATGTATTCTTGCAGTCGATTATTGTTATACTGCAAAAAAATCACATCACTCATAGCAAACTTTCGCTGAAACGTATAGTCTCGCACAGATACCATTTCAAAAGTATCATCATAGACTGCATATCGTTTTCGAGTGAAGCTATCGGCGACTAATAGTTGATCATCATCTGACAAGATAATGAGTACTTCATTTTTCGTCAATAGACGATAAATCACCTTTTGCCAAAATTCTGAAGCAGACTCATTGCGATTCGGACGGACATTTAAAAGATAATCCCAATTAGAGCGTTCGTGCTTGTTTTTGACCATGTAGCGAAACTCAGACTTTGCAAAGATACGAGCTACAAATTCAGCTGATTTATCTACAGCTAAACTTTTGAGATAAAGACTCCCAAAAATTCGCTCTAAATCATCAAAATCAAAACCAGTAATCACTTCCTTCCGAGCTTTGAAAATATCAAGCCACCCCATGTTGCAACCTCCTTTCTTTTATTTTCTGCCGACCACCCGCCCAAAATTAAAAGCACCCTTTCGAGTGCTTATATTATGCTACTTCTGCTAATCCTTTTTCTTGATTTTTAAATTCAAATCATATCTAATAGGTAACCGTTTAAATCGATCATTTATATCATACCCCATACCTCCAGAAATTTTGACTTCACCACCTATGATATAGTTATTTTTATCCAAGTACTTCTTTAACATTTTATTACGTTTTCGTGAAATATAACCAATAAAATAACCTTCAACAATAACTTTAATAGCATTGCTATCAACTTGATTTTCTGGCTCAGCCACCAATTCAAAATTAGAAGTAGTGATAGTATCCCAATATTCGTCATAAGTAGAATAGTCTACTTCCAATAATTCTTCAAACGGTTTATTCCTATCTGGTCTATAGTTAGTTCCAACAACAAATACCTCGTCAAGAAATTTATAAAGTTTTTTCTCCTCATTCTTTTTAAGTTCCTCTTGCTTTCTGTTATCCTCTTCTAACCACTCTTGTTTCTTTTTCTCTATTTCACATTCCAAGTCTGTACAACGTTGTTCCAACCAACTAACTCTCTCGCTTTTTTGATTAGAAGCACCAATTATTCCTAAGATGGACAGAAAAGCTAATATAAGACCAAAGAATTTAACAAAAAAACCAGAAAGTATAAAAATCATAAAAATACTTATAAAAAGAAAAATCACTGAAATCATCTGACCAGGAGTCATACCTGATTTTAAATCACCGATTTCCTTATTTGCTTTAGCTATTTCATTCTCCAATTCAAGTAATTGTTCCTGCCTGTTCATGAGTCCATCTCCTAATCCTATTAGCAAAATAATATTGCACTAAATATCAAAAAACAGAGCTACATTCAATTACAATAATGTCATTGCCTAAAACTCCCAATCCTCTAACATGTCAAGGAATTCCCCAACGTTCGACTCTTGCACCAACTCCCTCTTGTAAAGAGCAGCAATTAAGGCATGGAACCCATCCGTCTTTCTTCTGACAGGCTCTTTCTTCAAGAAACGCTTATTGCCATCCTTGTCCTCTTTGACGTAGGTATTATCTGTATACCAGATCATAGAGTTGTCATTTCCAAAGATAAATCGCTCATTAGCAAATCCATCTTCAATAGTTGGCGCAACCTTAGATTGAATAGCCCCAGGATTGCGCAAGAACTCATAGTCAAAGCCAGCCTCTTCCAAAAGCGGTTTTAACAAGTCCATTCTGAAACCATCAGCACATACAAGTTCAATCTGATAGTCTTTGCTCCATTCGTTCAATTTTTCAACCAATAAACGAGGGTCAATACTAGGGCTGTCCACAATTGTGAATAAGCCTCTATCTGCCCATTCCTGAATAGGGGCTTTCAGCTTAAAAGCTTTTAAAAATGATTTTCGTGCAAATGAATGTTGCTTCCAGATGAACTCATCACCATTTTTGAAGAGCAAACCAACACTCGCAAAGTCTCGGATACTCGCATAGTCAAATCCAGCCACACATGACCGACCTTTCAAGTCAATACCAGGAGACCGCAAACAAGCAACTAATTTTTCTCGAGAAGTCACATCTTTCTCAAGGTCTGCTTCAGGAAGGTTCATCCGTTTAGTCATGAACTCCTGACGGCCAGACGGTTCCAACTCAAGATCATCATAGTCAGCCTTGGTTCTTGCAAGCAACCTCTTAGCGTAAGGAGTGCTTTCATCCAACATCGGATTTGCCTTTGGCCAGTTCTTCATGTCATCCACCTCATCCGCACTATCAAGCTTGCAGATGAAAGGAAAGAACCTGAAATCATCAACCTCTCCATTCAAGATTTGCATAGACTTCTCTATCAGCTTGTCATAGAAGCCCTCGCGCACATAACCATTCGTCCCGTTGTAGAAAGTCCGAGCATGAGCGATTTTCCCAAGACCAGACCTTTGAACCTTCACAGCCTTATCATCTTCAAACTGGTGAATCTCATCAAACTCAAGACAACCATCACGAGCAGAGTCCATAGTCTTCGGATTATTCGTCCGAAAAGAAAAGACCGAGTTGTTCGCTCGACCTGTAATTGACATTTTAGTTAGATAGAAATGGTCCTCAAGACCTCGCCTTTGAATGGTCTCATAGACTTCCTCAAAAGAGACCTTCCCCTGTTTCTCAGAGTTAGCAGTGATAGTCACATCATAATCTCGGATAGGGTAGATAGGACTGATAAAGAACGAAGACCTGGCAGACATGAAACCATTCTTACCACCACCACGAGCAAGAGTGTATAGATACTCGTCAAAGTGTGGCTCCCCGTCTTCCTTCCGAAAAAGGAAAATGAAAGGAGTCAAGAAAAGCTGGTACTTTGCTAAAGGGAAAAAGTTCTTTTCCGCAAAACGAATGAACTTATCAATCAAGTCATTATCAAAATATAAATCATCACGAGGGTAGATTTTCTCTTTGATGATTTTAAACAGCAACTTCCTTTCCTTGTTGACAACAATTTCTCCACGTTCGGCCATTTTGATGTAATCATCAACCAACGGATGAGAAATCATAACAGATCACTTCCAGACGTAGGTTTCTCAACAGGAGAGTTTTCAACCTCAAAATCAAACGACCGCTCAATAGCCAAAAGCTGATTGCTTGTTGTGTTGATTTCCTTGATGAGAGAATTCGCTTTTTGGAATCTCTGTTGCCCATTGTGAACAGTGATGACCAATCCGTCTTCATGAAGTTTAGCTTTCAGCTCATACAGCAATCTGACAAGATAAAGATATCGATTCACTTTTTCGTACTGGATCGCATCCTTTTTTCTAGGACTAAAATAGCCGATTTTAGAAAGTAGCTGATTTTCTAATTCTTTTATATTTTTTTCTGAGTATTCTTCCATTACCCCCCACCCCCTTTAAATTTTTGTTAAAAATTTGGACAGTCGAGTGCAGACCGCTTACCGACATCTTTGAAAATTTCCGATTTTTTTGACCGGGGGGTATTTAAGGTTCGTTCACCTAACCCCACCATTCATCTTTTCGGAAATTTCTGTCATTCTTATCAAAACGATCATGCCTCTTATTATGACATGCTTTGCACAGTGTTCGTAGATTATCGATATCAAGCGCAAACTCTGGATAGAACTCTAGTTCCTTGATGTGGTCAACCTCTAGGTTCTCTCTAGTGACTTTGCCTTCGTCTTTGCACCAAACACATTCATTGTGATCACGTTCAAGTGCTAACTTACGAAGCGCTCTCCATTCACTGGAATTGTAAAATTGGTTGCGTTCTTCTCGAGTTGAAACTTCAATCATTTGATTATTGATGTTGATACTTTGAGCTCGAATGTATTTAGCTTCTCAATACAATTGTTCAAGTGTTCGATTGCTTCGCAACATTCTTGAGTTAACTCTTTTAATTCTGAGCAATTTTCGATTTCGACTCCAACTACAATTTTTCCTAATGGTTTTTGTTTAGTGGTTCTTTTATTAAAAAGTCTTTTAATAATACCTTTCATAACTGTGCAATCTCCTTTGTTTTTACTCTTTCAATTCCTTGTTTTACATATTCTAGTGAACTCGCTACATGAGTTTTAATTCAGATTTATCAAGCGTTTATCTTGTATGTGCGAAATGAAATCATCATAACCTTAAAACAATGAATTGATGTTAAAATAAAAAATTAAAAGCCCTGAAACTTCGTCATGGCTCTGTCTTGCGAATCTTGATTTTTACCAATATATCGGAGCGAAATGCTCTGGCTTGAATGGTTTAGTAGGTCCATTATCAGAGCGACATCCTTTGTTTGCTCATACATGAATAAGCCAAAGGTCTTTCTCATTGAGTGAGTTGCTATGTTTTCTAGACCGACTTCTTCAGCAGCTCTTTTGATAATCTTATAAGCTGTGTTAGGCTTTATGTGCTGATGCTTTCCGTTTCGGCTTGGAAATAGGAAGTCTTCATCTTTCTTGTCTTTGATGTACTGCCTCATAGCATTCTTGAATTTCTTTGGCATCTTTCGTTTGGTTGGTTTGTCTGTCTTTTCATCGACAATTTGGACATGCCAGCCTTTAACATGCTTTACTTTCAGTTTAACAATATCACCAATACGAAACCCTAGATTAACACCAGAAAGGAAGAGCATGAGGTTGCGTTGTCTATCTGACTCTTTGACTGCACTATGCAACGTCAGCCATTCAATCATAAGCTGAACATCATCTCTATTTCTGATTGGTTCAACAACTACCACATATCCTCACCTCCTTTTTAATGCACAAAAAAAAGCAGAGGTTTCCTCTCTGCTATTCTTCATGATACTAATTTACCACATTCTTTTTGTCAATTCTATATGTTTTTTTGACAACTTTACATAAAGAGCAAATTTGAAAGTGTATCGAGAATCACTTCACGTCTTCTGTAAATCTGCTTGCTGTGTCTATACAAGTACCCAGTTTCTCCGTTCTCCATGATGTGCCAAACTTGAATCCAGTCGTATCCAGTATGTTCTCCCCAACGAAGATAAAAGATTTTTTTGTCATCTGGTTCTAGATTCTCTAGTAATTGGGAAATAGCGTTTTGGAGATTTTCTAATCTTAAAATCATAGGATCGCTTGCATAAGCAACTGCTAGGTTCTCCGACCTGTTGACGAATGTCCCACTTCCACTTGATCCTGTATCATCAATACCAGGAACAGTAAGATGCTTAACTTCATACAAACGTTCTAGCTCATGCCTTCGTTGGCCGATAAGTTTGTCAATCTTTAAATATTTATCATCGAGTTCAAACTCAAGATAATCTCTTCGTGCCTTTGTTAAGTTCTTTTTGACCAAGCCTTACCTCCCATATATCTTTTACTTTTAATCCACTTGATAATCTTACCGTCGTTATTGTTATTGTGATAATCTGGCAGTCTTGCTGTTGGACTCTCTTTGTAGACCACTTTTTCAACTACCTGGATTGCAGGCATCATTTCATCATCTATCCACCCTACAAGCCAAGCAGGATTTACATCATAGGTTTTAGCAATCATTTCAATTTGCTTAATAGATGGATATCCACCTCGCTCGTACAAGTGAATTGTATTTTGAGAAACACCCGTATCCCTAGCCATATCTTTGACAGAGAGCCCTAGGTCCTCTCTAAGTTCTTTTAATCTCAGTTCCATGCTATGAACCTCCTTCCTAAGTAACTATTTTGTAAAATTCTTCCAGACACATGTTCGACCAAATGAAATGATTGCTTTCTAAAAGCTTCTCGCTCCCCATTTTTTCAATTCTTTGATAAAGCCTGATTTTAAACAACGCTTGATTTTGTTTCGAAAACCTAGTTCCTTTTACTGGTAATGTTGCTATAAACGATAATGCTTCACCATAAGCGCGAATTACACATTTTGCTAATATATCACTGTTTTCCCCTTCTCTAACAACAATTGACACATTAATTGGTTCGTAATTTAAAATCTCAGCGAATTCGACTCTATCTTGTTTGTTATCTGTCTTTTGAGAGCCTGAATACGGATATTTTTTTGGTCTCATTGTTTATCCCCTTCCTTATTCTCTAAAACAGCATCTTGTGTAAAAGTGTTACCAATTTCATAGTACTTGTATTCCTCGGCTGTCACTTCAAATGTTTCTTCAACGTGCTTATTTCCTACATGTCCAGAAACGACCAGAATATATCTTCTTTTGGTTCTTGTTGGCACAAGTACCGAACTTTTTCCTGTATTAACAGGTATGAACGTTGTATGAGGTTCATCAATGTACTTGTCTACAACCGTCCCACTCGAAATCTCGTGACATGCTACGAGGAAGGATGCGAGTAAAACAACACATAGTATTTTAAAATATCTCACTCCTTGTCCTCCAAACTAACAGCTATAGCCTTATTATCTTCTTTACAGATAAAAATAAGTGTTTCGCCTTTTTTCAAGTTTTTTAAATCCTTTTTTGTGAGTTTCATTATATGGGCTTCGTGGCTTTTGCCATTTATTTCAAGCATCTGGCAGATCCTCCTTAAATAAACAAACTAGCTAGCCACAGAACAAATGCAAAATATATAATCTTTGAAATGGCCTGAGTAAGTTTTTTTGAAATATCTTCATCACTATAGATTGTTGGATTTATGAAGCTTAGTAAAGCATCTACTCCCAAAGCTTGCCAAAATGAAATCTTTCCGACCGGGAGGATTGTCGTTACAATCTCATTCCAACCAAATTGAACAACAAACGGTGAGACAATTGTTACAAGTAATACACCAATAATAATTCCTAGTTTTTTCATTTTATAAATCCTCCTCTTTAACAAACACCCCATCAATCATCTTACCTTTTCGGTCTTTAATAACTTCATAAGCTTCTTCTAAGCAACTTTCAGCTGTGGTGCCATTGCAAAATGAAACCGTGCTGATCACACTGTCAAGAAACATCAAATCTGCTTTGATTAAAGGAATCTGTGTCTCATTATGACAGATATGAGCGTATAGCTTCTGAGCTATATTACCCAGACTAGAAACCATCAGCAACAATTCAAGTTCCTGTTGATTGGCTGAAATCTGAGCCCCATTCTTGATCTGCTGATCAAGCCCAATCAAAACCACCTGAATATCACCAAGCGCATCGTAAATCAGTTCAGATTTATCCTTTGCGATACCCTCAAACAATTCTCCTGACTCTTCCATGAGCTTCAAGAACTGCTTGACTGGATTTGCTTCATGTAAGTTTCGATCAACAAACCACTGTTGAACCTTTTCTTCCAAATTCATTTTTGTATTCATCTTATTTTTCCTCCGTTTTCTTCCGCTTCTTTAAATGATCCCATTGTCTTAATAATTTTTTCTAACATAGATTTATGTAGTGTGATGTAATTATTTTTCTTCACTTGTCCACAGAATATACAAATTCGTTTGCCAAGGTAATTACATTTTCCGTCTGAACGGTAACTTTCATCTGACTCAATTTGTTCTTTGTTAGCTGAGCTAACAAGAATTACTTCATCAGACTCGTTCCAATCAGGAATTCCCATACATTTGTGAAAATTCTCAAATGCTAAATCAGTTAAAATATCTCTAGCCATTATTTTTCACCCTTTTCTAAATCACGGTCAATAAACCATTGTTTTACATTTTCTAGTCTGGTCATAATTTATCCTCCAAGATAACTGAACGGAACTTCCCAACTATAATTATCATACTTACGTACGATATCTTTTAAAATTTTACCTTTTGAGATTTCAATTTCTTGTGTAAATTGCATACCTTGTTCAAACGTGAATATCTTAATGTCAACATTGAATTTCTCAGATATTTTTGTGTAATCGTCTGGGATAGCTCTCCACGCCTGCTCAAAATTATCAAGTTCGATGATAAGAAAATCATCATCAAGATGAATTTCAAAACTATCATTGTCAATAAAAGCACGTTTTGTACCATTGATATAAAAATAAGAGTCCGTTGTAGTAAAAGTGATTATCTCACCATCTGTATCTTCTTCGATTGTGATGTCTCCAACAGCTCCAAACATATATTTCAAAGCTGATTTAATATTTTCTGCACGTCCTCTTAGTTTAATTGTTCCTTCTGCAAAATTTGCCATATTTACCTCTTTTCAGATACCTCTGATATCTTTATCTCGAACTTGTGCCCGTCAATAGCGAACGTCCCGTTACTTCCTAACAAATTTTCGTCTTTAATAATTGACCTTGCTGTGTGCAAAACGAGCTGTCCTACTTGAAAAATAAAAGCAAGTTCTTCTAACTCTTTTCCTTCCATCTAAATCCTCACCTCATCCCCAACTTTCACCTTCTCATACACTTCCTTCGTAACTACGAAAATACCGTAATCACGAACTGTAAGCGTGTATAGCTTGCCATGGCGTCCTTTCTCGACGACTTTACCAAATATCTCAGCGCCTTGATTATCTGCTTTGTAGATTACAATAGGGCGCTGTTCTTCCAGATTGCGGATTTTCTCCATCTGCCAGATGTTCAATCCAGCAGACAATAAAATCCAGATAGCTATGAATCGTTTCATGTTCACTCCCTGTAATAGTTATAAATTTCAATAGCTGGAATTGATTCATTATTAGTTGCAGAAGTAATTATCAGCTCGCTTCCCACTTTTCTATAGAATTCTAACAACTCCTCTATCGAATTGATTTCGATAAAATGCCCCTCTGCACCGTTCGGGAATTCTCTTTGTATTCGACCTTT